CCCACGTCTATTATAAAGGTCCTGAACGGATCTTTTAATTATCCTTGAATATTGTGACGATGTATTGTTAAAAGCCAGTATAATCTTTCCTACGGGCCCAGCTTGTTCCATACTAATTTTAGATTGATCACTTGATTGCTGAGATGTTTCCGCAACACTTGTAAATTCTTGCATCGCCTGAGCTTCTGCCTTAGCCTTACTCATACCGCCTTTGATAAGCGCATTAACTTTTGTTCTATAAAAAGTTGCACCACCCGTCGCTATTGCTAAACTATCAGCAAATTTAGTAGGTAAAAATCCTAATTCTAATATTTTTGCTATCACGCCTTGAATCCCGCTTTGCTTAGCTATTAAAGCAATATCAGCTTCGTTAATGTTTATTCTAGTACCATCTCGTCTATCAAGTAAATAATCAGAATTCATCAGCATAGTAAAATCTTTCCAATATTGTGGTTGATTTGCAAACGCTTTACCTGCAGCTATTATATTATTTTCTTCAAAGTTTAAAAAGTTGGTTGCAGACAACATCTGTAATAAAGCTGATCTATTATTAAAAAACATTATGTTACCTACAGCGGAATTAAGCCAGGTTATTAAATTATTACCAGCTTCATTGTCTGTAACCGGAACTGAACTTCTACCTGTTCTCATCCGTCTTAAAGAACTTTTAAGAGCGTTTACGTATTCCGGACCATAAGCTGCTTCTAGCTTATTAAGATTTTCTTCAGAAAATATAGCGTCTACATTTTGTTGCCATACTTCTAATAGTTGTTTTCTACCTACAGAGTTTAAATTGGCTTGCAAGTCAATACCTATATTGCCATCCATCCAGTTTTTAGATGGCGCCTTAGAATCCATTCCTCTATTAAGCTTCAGTAGTTCATCAGCAAAAGCTTTTAATTCAGGGTTAGCATTAACTTCATTTACTAATATAGCTAAATCTACTTGAGATAAGTTAGGCATTTCTATGCCTTGTGAATTCCAAATATAAACTCTTATAGCCTGTTCTTTAGTGAACAAACTATCTTTAATGTTACCGTTTTCATCTTCAAATTTAAAAGATCTTTTTAAATCTTTAGGTACAATTTTTAACTTTTTCTTTATAGCAGCAAATTCTTTTATGCTGCGAACTCTAGCTGTACGTAATTGTGAATTAGCTTTAGCGTAAGGCTTAAGTAAATTGTCTTCATAAAACTTTATTTGAGCATTACCTAACTTACCTTTATTTAAAGTTTGATACAATAAACCTAAAAAGTCTTCAGCTGAAGGTGGTATAAAAACATCAAGCTTACCTTTAAATCTACCTTTAAGCCTTGCTTTGTCACTTTTATATTTTTTAAATGATTCAATACCTGTAGAACCCTCTAAGTATTTATTGAATTGATTGCTTAAAGAGCTTTCTGAAAACAATGTTGGCTTAGCTTGTTGAACATTACTATTTACATTGTATTTTTTCAATTCATTTTTTACAGCTTTAACGTTGCCAATGTGATCATCTACAAAATAAATATCGTTATACCCTTCTGCTATTTTACCAACAACCCAGTCGGCTTTAGCTTGAGGATTTGAGTTAGCTAATCCAGTAATGTTTTCTATTGGTATGTTTAATCCTACTCCTTTTAAAAATTCCTGTATAGCGAAGGCACTGTTTGCAGGACGAGCGGTTATTACATACATGTTTTTATTACCAAACTTTTTAACTCTATTTATAGCTTTTTGAAATAATGGACCTTTCTTACCTTTAACAACCTTGCTAAATTCGCTAAAATCAAATACAGCACCTGCGGCTAAATAATTTTCCCCTTCTTTTGCAAATTGTTCTGCCGTAAGCTTTCCGGTTCTGCCATTAGGCATTTCGTATAATACGTTGCTTTTGCTTGTGGCTAACGTATCATCAAAATCAAAAGCGCTCATGCCGCTTTCACTAAAAAGCGTATTACTTTTTATTTTTGTTTGTTCTGCTTTTATTTTATTTTCTTCATTAATACTTAAAGTTTTAACAACTGGTTTAAAAGTAAATTCTTTGATTATATTAACACCGTTGTACCTAGCTTTATCTTTTACTTTGTTGTTCTTTTTGTTTTTTAATAAAGCCTCATCTGTTTTTATTGTAACAAGATTTACTTTAGAGTCATTTACTCTTTCTTGAAATACAGGTTTATTACCATTATTGTAGTAATCTAAAGCATACTGCGCTAATGTTTTTACTTCTGTTTCGTGCTCTAAAACCATATTACTTACCTTTCCTGTAGGATTTTTTTCCGCAAATCCCGGGGTAGATAATTTTCTTAATAATCCTCTTTGATCTGGTTTTATTAAAGCAATAAATCCTAGAGCTACTGCTTTCATTTTATTTTTTCTAAAATAATCAAGCATATCAGTAACTTTTTCAAAAGCATCCACAGCCTCATTGGCAACAATAGTGCTATTTGATTGATTAAAATTAGCCTTAAGCACGGTAACATCCATCAAGCCATTGACTTTAATTTTATTACTAACCATATAGGTAATAACTCCGTCACCTTTTTTATTTGGCTTTTCTACTATTTCTAATTTATATTTGTTTTTAATTTGTTCTTCTGCGTTTTTTTCAGTAACCAATCCTGATTCTACAAAGGCAGGCACTATTTTTGTTTCCCATATAGCTTTATTGGTTTTGCCAGGCAAATATTTAGTAGTTTTTACGGATCTTGCAATAAAAGTATAATACTCTTCAACAGCCTTTACTACATCTTTAACTTGATTTTCTCCTTTTTTTGCTTTAATATCAGCGGCAAATTGCTGGGATATAAAACCATCTGCTATAACTAAAGCTTGATAATCGTACAGTTTTTTATAAAGTTCGTAAACTTTCAAAAAAGCTTCAGTATCAGTTATTAAATTTTTGGATACTTGCATCATTGCTAAGGCTATTTCTAGCCTATATTTTCTTTGAGGAATTTCAGCTAAAGAATTAGTAACAGCAGGTTTAAACATTAAGTCAACCATTGTTTGCATAGTAATAGTGCCGTTTTTGTTAATATTATTCAACATAGCTGCAGCTAAAGGATTAACAGGAAAGTTATCTTTACGTAAAGCACCTAAAAAAGCTTCAGAGAACATTACGTTTCTTTTGCCTCCTTTGATGTCAGCTTTGGTCATTACATCAAGGTTGGTTTCAGTTCTACTTAATTCATTAGTAATATACTTTCCGTATAGTTTAATAAATTCTAGTAGTCTTAATCCTTCAGATGTTTGACCTGGGACTTTAGCTCCCATAACCGATGCATTAAATTTAAACTTTCCGTCGGAATCTTTAAAAGCTCCAATCATTTCCAATATATCTTTTGCGGATATATCATTAACACTTCTTTCTATATTACCCGAATCTATAGTTCCTCTTTTTTGAACAGTATAAAGAGCTTCTTTGATTTTATTTCCAATGCCCGTAGCTTTGTTACGGTATCTACCAGGCTTTCCATCTTCATAAAAATAATCAGGAACAGTGCTTTCAGGTAAAAGTTGCCCAGAAAGTTCTGCTACAGAAGTTGTTTTTGAAAGCCTCGTGTAGCCCTCAATGTAGTTAGGGTCACTTTTGTCTAATAACTTTCTTTCGTTTAAACTATCTATAAAATCCGCAGCCTCGTTAGATACAATCTTTCCTGCCGTATTTTTTACAATACCTCTTATTCTAGCCGTTTCAATGCTTCCGTCTGCTTTTCTTATTTCTATAATATTTAAGGGCGCTGTAAAAAAGTCTAAAGCACTTAACATATCAGATTGATTAAGGTTACCAGATCTTGCAACAAGAGCACTTTTTTTAACTCCAAACAACTCAGAGACAACATCGTCAATAACGCTTTTTAATCCTTTAAAGTTTTCTACTTTTTTATTACCTTCATTTTGTTTCCAATAATCTTGAACAGCTTTTTTAGCTTTTTCGTATCTATTTTTTGTTCCAGCTAAGATTGAAGAGGCTTTTATTTTTTTAACATCTTTTACTTGTTCACTTTTTATGTCTTTAGTGCTATCAGTTTTTTCTTCACCTACTATAAGCCTTTTTGAAACGTCTATAATTCTACGACCTCCTCTAGAAAATATAATATCTTCTATATCATTAATAACCGCTTCACCTTGTCTATTTACAGTATTCTTTTTAAATTCACGAATAGTCATATTTAAGACGTCTCCTCTAACTACTTCTAAAAATGTGTTAAGATCTACAGTATCTCTTATTTGAGGCTTTTGCAATTTGTAAAAAAGGACACCTACAGACTTAACAAACTTTTCAATAGGCACTTCCAAATCTTTTGCTATTTCTTTTTCTAAAGCTTTTAACTCTTCAGACTTATTTACGGTAAGCTTTTCTTGCTTTGCAAATTCTACAGGGTTATCTTCAGAAAGTTTTATAAGTATGCTTTTTTCTGTTCTAGACAATTCTTTGTCGGGAATAGATTCTATTTCAGCAACTCTGTTTTTAATATTAGCTTTTTCTTCAGCTATAATCCTTTTGTTCTCTTCCTGAGCTTTAGCTAGCTTAACCTCTATTTTTTCTTTTACTTCCGGAGTTAAAGATCTTTTTTTAGTAGAAGGATCTTTTTTCTTTGGAATAAAATTTTCAGCTGGTACACTTGCAATTACTTCTTCTTCTTTTTCAACAGTAACATCTTCAACAGCATTAGCTTCCTGTTCTATCAAAGAATTATAAGCAGCGGTAGCGTCTTCAACTGCTTTTTGAGCCTGAGGATTATCAAAATCTTCTTCTAAAGCAATTTCTGCTTCTTCAAGAACATCTAAAGCTTTATTTATTTTTCCTTGAGTTTTGGCATTTAAGCTTTCAGAAAAAGATGTATTACCTTGTTTATTTGCTTTATCCCCACGTAATGACTTAAAAGAATAGTTATCTATTCTATTTTGAAAAGAATTAACAAAAGCATAAACACCTTCCGCATTATCTAATTGTAAAAACATTGCGCTATCTCCTAATACGGCTCCAGCCACTTGTTTTACAAAAGAACTAATGGTAGGAGAATTAACTATTGAACTCTTAGGAAGTAATCCTAAGTTTGTCATATCTGAAATAATTTGTATCATTTCATCAGCCATAACTGTTCCTTGTGCTCCAAGTTCTCTATAAGTTTCAACTCTTCCTACAAATATATCATGTTGCTCTTCGGTTATTTTTTTGCTATCTAATCTAGCTAGCATATCTTCTTCTAAGCTAAGTATCATAGCGTCGCCTGCTGCTGCTATTTTTGCGTTTTTAAACCTACCTTTTCTTCTAGTTTGTATGTGGCCTAATTCATGAATAGGCGACACTGCTGCAAATCCTCCTGTTTCTGAATCTCCAAATAAAAGAGATTTTTTTACATTATCATTAAACACTATAATAGTGTTATCAAAATCATTAACCGCCGCATTAACATTTCTGTCGTAGCCATCAACTATTTTTTGTTGTTGATCTTCCGTCATATTGCCGTTAGATAATTGGGCATTAAGATAACTTATTAATTCTTCTCTTTTATTAATTTCAAGTAAGTTTGTATCTCCTCCAATAGCATTTACTATGTCTTTATTAAGCTGATACATACTAGCGTAAGCAGCAGCTCTAGGGCCCATTTCGGCAGCTTTAAACTCCTGTTCGTTTTTCTTTACGTCTTTGTTCAATAGTTTAGCGTTAACTTCAGAAAGATCGTTGAATTGCGTTTGTAACTCTTCTATGTATTTCTTAGTTCCAGGATTTAACTTGCCTCCACTTGCAGCTTCTTGTGCAGCTTGCTTTAATTGTCTTTTTTTGTTGTTATTTTCAAATACTGTGTTTATATCTTCTGAATCTAAATTTTTTAATTTACCGACTATGCTTGTATTTAGCAAAGCAGATTTATTCATTAAAACATCTATTTGTTTTTGAACATTTATAGCAGCAGTGGTTCTTCCGTCCATTGCATTCAAAGTCTGAGTTAAACCTTGTATCTGATCTCTTAATTTAACTTCTTCAGCGTATTCTCTTGCTGTTTTAACCTCTTGAGAAAAAGCTTGATATACCCCTTGACTAGCTTGGGGTCCGCCTATAGCAAAAGAGGTTACGCTGACATTGTTAAAAAATTCTTTATCAAGACCTTCTATTAAGCTTTTGTTATCGCCTAAAACATTATTATCTAAAAAGTTTTGACCTAAAACAGTAAGAGTTTCTTCTATATTTTCTACTATAACCCCTAGCCCTGCAGTGGTAAGATTTGCGCCCGTCTTAATAAAAGCTTTTTTAAATCCACTAGCCATGTATTTTTTAAGCAAAGGATCAGATAAATTTTTAGCGATTCCAGCAAATCCCCTCATGAATCTTAAAGTACCAAACCTTTCAGCAAAAGTAGCTACTCCCCCAAAAGCATAACTGTTAAATGCTTTTTGAGCTTGAGACAAGTTTTGTATTCTTTCTTGGTCAGCAATTTGGTCTGTAATTTTTCTTCTATCTATTGTATTTCCTTTAGGAAGATCTAATAATATACTTTCTAAAGCCGCAATGTTTTTAGTGGACTCTCTTTGTTGTATTTCTATATTAGCCATTTGTCCACCTGATTCCATAACAAAAAAGGGAGCCATTGCAACATTCATAGCGTTTTTCATGATTACCGCTCTAGCCACGCCGCTAACTCCCGCCGCTGCAATAGATCCAATTCCCATACTACCCGCTACAACAGCTATTGAGGGAGCATTGTTAATAAGCATATCAACAAGATAATCTCCTTTGCTAGAAGAATCGTCTGATGTTAAAGCTATTGGAAATTCTTCTACTGATTTTTTTTGTAATTCTTGATTATAGTTTACTGAGCTTTCTTTATTAGTAGCTGCAATTCTCTGCCAAGCTAAAACTTCTTGAGCAAATCCATTTTCAGAAATTTCTCCTGTTTCAGGATTTCTGTTAGGCTCTAACAAATCTACCACTCCTTTAACAGCTGAATTGTAAAGCATACTTCCAGAGCCCATAAACGCAACTTCTAGCACGTGAGCTAATTTATCAACTTTACTATAGTTTTTACCTAAAGCGTCAAGTACAACGTTTATTTCATTTTCAGATTTTTGGTCTTTAGAGCCTTCTGATCCCCCTGAAAAGATTTTTATTTTTTCTTGTAATATATCACCGTTTATTTTTAATATTTCTTCACTAGCAGCTAATATATTTATATTTTTACTCAAAGTTGCCACTTTGTCTCCAGCTAAAACGCCTCTAATATTTTTTACTATATCATTATATTTGTTTACATCATCTTGCGTAGGGTTTTCTATTTTTTTTAACTCTTCAAGCGCAGTTATATCGTTTTCTAACTGCTTTTCAAGCTTTTTGCTTTGGTCGTTTATTTTTAAAATATCTTCATTAAATTTTTTTACAGCATTATTACTGCTTGTAACTATATTAGTTAACTTTTGACCTTCGTTGGCGTAATATTGATCAAGAAATCTTGTATTAAATGATTTGTATACTCTAGAATCTTCTTCATTAAACAATTTTTTATCACCATATAAATCGCCTCCGCCAGCAGCTTTGTAATCTTTTGCATCCTTTTTAGATCTTTCCCATTCGGTAGAAAGCGCGTTGTATGCTTTATCGTCTCCTTTTTTGCTTAATAAATTTAATTGTTTTTTTACTTTTTGTTCTAATGTTAAATCTTCATTACGGAGATTAACCTCAGCTTCTTTATTTTGTTTTGTTTTAATATAGTCTTTAGTAAAATCTTCTGGAATGTCGCCAGGGGAAATAAATTCAAGTATATTTTTTTTAGTAAGCTTAACCCCTTTTACTAAAGCTTTATTCCTGGCCATTTCCCATTTAGCAAATTTTTCTTCTCCAAGAAAGTTTTTTACGTCAACATCGCGATCTTCATTTACAAATGTTGTGTAATTTAAGCCTTTTTCGTTAACTACTTTTTTAGGTCTTTCAACATCTTGTATACTGTTGTCTGCTATGCCAAAGTAAGCTGCCGCTATATTATTTTCTTCTGTAACTGGATTTATTTCACTTAATTTATCAAGAAGATCATTGTTGTCAGTTTTTGGATTCTTTTTCTTTTGTACTAAAAACAATTCCTCCTCCGAAGAATTACCTTGTTCAGTTAATATTTTGGCTGTACCGGCAACGCCTGGAGCATCATAAGCATTAACAAAATCTTCTATAGTTTTATATTTACCTAAATTTATATCTTCAATAGCTGTTCTAGAAACAACAGATTGTCCGCTTTCGTTTTTGCTTATAAATTCTACGTATTTTTCTCCTTTTGCAAAACCGGAATAAGTAGTTTCGTCAACAGGGGTAGTTCTATTTGGTAATTCCAATAAACCATCTTCCAATGGAAATTCCGTACTTTCTAGTGCTGTTGGTTTTGACTCCGCATTCACACCGGTCGCAGAGTCTTTTGCTTTTTTTGGGTCTTGAGCAACCTTTTTTTCTTGAATATTTTCTTGAGTTTCAAGCCCTTCAACAAGCACGGCGTCTGGATGCGCTGCTATAAAATCGTCGTATCTGTCAGGGGTAACGTTAAAAAATTCTTCTACACCTTCTACTATTGCTTTATATCTTTTCATTAGTCTTGTGTTTATTCTTTACCTGAATTAAATTCATTTGATACTCCCTTTGTTATTTCAGTCTTACTCACTTGTTCAACAAAATACCATCCGTTTTCGTCTTTAAAAAGTCCTTTACCTGATTTTGGATTTGTATTTATTATACCTTTATCTATTTGTTCGGTTATCCGCTCTATAAATAGCTTTTTAAAAGAAATTGATTTACCCTCATCTTGTAATAAATCCAGAGCAGCTTCGGTTAAACCTATGGTTTCTAAAGCTTGCACCTGTGCCATGCTATTTTCATTAGCCATAAACGCATTATATTGTGCTTCCGCTTGTCCTGCAATTTCTTCTGCAACACCCGTGACAACTGTTCTAGTTTCTCTTCTTTCAAAAGATCTACCATCGCCTTCTACTTCTCTTATTTTTATAACTTGATTTGTTCTGTCCCGCATAAAGTCTTCTACTAACGCTCCGTTTTTTGTTAAAAACGTACCCTCTAGGTTTTTAACAGCGTTTTCAGTAGGCTTAATGTAGTTATAAGTAGGGTTATTTAAAAAATCGTTAGCTTGTTCAGGAGTAAGCTTTGTTATATAAGACACTTCATTATTATTCGCGTCAAGATACATTCCCGTAGCTTCGATACTTCCATCGGGATTTCTTATAAACTCATCATTTTTACCAGGTTTACCAATTAGTTGATTAGCTATATCCTGAGCTACTCCACCGTCTGTATTTGTTTTATTATCTCCCATTGATAAATTAACGAAACCATAATCACTTCCCATGGCAGCTGAATTACTTAGCTTTTCTTCCATAATAGCCGTTCCTCCAATATAAGTCTCTTGATTAGCTTTTGCCGCTAGTATATCTCTGTCTAGTGTTGCTAATTGTTCCATAGCGCTACGTCTTGACTTTCTATTAGAGTTAGGATCTTCTAATATATCAGTATATTCACTATATTCAGTTAATAGAGTATTGTATTCTTTGTTAAAACTATCGTTTATTCCATTAGCTATTGATTTGCCTTTTTTTTCAAACTCCGCTACGTCTGTGCTAATTTCTTTATTTCGTTTTCTTTTTCTAATGTCATACATGCGCCCTTCCTTCTGAACACGCTCTTGTGTAGCTTTAATTTTAGCTATGTTACCAGTAACACTTTTGCTTATAGTATTCTGCAAATTTGCTGCTGATTTATCGCTAATTACTTTATATTCTCCGTATGTTGCCATTTTTATAATTTTTTTGAGTCCTAATTTTCGGTTAAGATTTTCAGTTCTTTCCTTTTCCTTTTCCTTTTCCTTTTCCTTTTCCTTTTCCTTTTCCTTCAGGTGTTGCAAAGCTAGAAGCTGCCCCCATAAGACCGCTAGTTATATTACCTAAGCTACTATTAAAATTAGCGTTTGCATCTGCTATATTTTGTCTTTCTTGATTTTCTTGTCCCTGTAGTCTTCCTAAAGTAGCGTAGTTTCTTTCTTCTTGAACCCCTTGCTGTATTGCTAGACCTTGACCTTGAAGCGCTTGCACTCTTCCTTCTTCTGCAACTTGTCCCTGTTGAACTCTTTGCTGTTCTTGCAATTGACGTTGTTGTAAGTTTTGCTCACCTTGAGCTCTTAATTTTTCGTTAGCAACCTCTTGAGTTTCTATACTTGCGGAAACATCTTTTTTACTTCTAGCAGCAGCTTGAGCTAACGCTGTAGCTCCTCCGGCGCTCGCTCCTGTAGCCATTAACGTGTCTAATGTATTTGCTAGAGCAATATCTGTTTGTTCCATCTGGATCTCCGCAGCCTGCGTAGCTACTCCTAAGCCAGCAAATGGGTTAGTTAAATTACCAGACAAATCAGTTATCATGTCAGCTTGAGAAACAGCTCCCGCATAAGGATTAATTACCTCATCGCGGGAATTTTCAAACATCGTTATTTCTCTTTTAGCTTGCTCAGCTGCTCTTTCAGCGTCTTTTTTTTGGCTGCTTGCTGTGAACATCCCTATAACGCCGGTAACAACTCCTACTCCAGCCATAGCTAATCCTATTGGGTTTGGCATAATTTTATTTTTTATTTTTATTAATTTAAGATGATCGCACAAATCCTGTGCTTACTGCAAATAATTCTTTTTTACCTATTGCATTTCTAATATTGGTAGTTTCATTAATTATCTTCATAGTTACCTCTCCATAAAATCCTTTAAGTCCAGAGGAAGAACTTCCCCAAACAATTTCTCCAAATGAGGAGGGGCTATTGTTTACTAAATTTGCATAATATTTATTTTCTTTTAATTTAAAATTATTTACAAGTAAATTATTTTGCATAGCAATTAATGTGGTAGGCCTATTAGAAGCTGTTATAGGGAAAGCTGTGTCTACATCTGTTTTAAAAGATTCCATTATCCAACCATTATCACCTTCGTAATTAATAGTTTGAAAGTTTTTAATCATAGAAGGGGCACCATTAAAAACAAATGTTACTTTAGAATTATACCCTATTCCATAAAACCTACCATGTGTAGAAGTAGAATTATCAAATGAATAGTGCTTATAAATTTCCCCTAATTTAGTGGTATAAAAATTATTATTTAAGCTAAAAATTTGATTTGGTTTATAACTAAATAAACTAGTCCACCCCTTTGCACTTTCGTCAAAAGACAATGTATTATATTCTGTTTCTCTATTGGATCCTTGCTGTTCGCTTATTGATATTACATATTGTTTATTATGAGCATCCCAGCCCCCAAATATTCCGTTAACTTTTGCTGTAGATAATTTATCTCTAAAAAAATCAATCATTCCATAATTAGATATGATGGTTATACCATCCATAGACAACCTACAAACTACATTTTGTTCTCTATCTGTAAAGTACTTTCTATAACCGTTAACAGCAAAAGATTCAGGATCTTTACTTATTCCGTATTCACCTCCAAAAGCTACGTTTTGACCTATAACTAAATTACGGCTAGTAACACTAGCATTTCCTTCTGCTGAATATATTGCATCTTTATCTATTAAAGATTTACTTACCTTACTTTCTTGAAATATAATAAGATTTGTATCTTCAGCGTAAAGTCTTTGAATAGAACCATTAGCAGGATCTATAGTTCTTGTAATATCTTCCGCAACTGAAAACTGATTAGTTTGATTTATACCTGTTCTAGAATTAAATATACCTGAATATATTAATCCGCTAGCTTTATGGGTTTGATTATTTTCTTCTTCTACTAAATAAGCTTTAACACCTAAATCGACTGATGTGTTATTATAGCCTCCTCGTATTCTGGATTCTTCTATTAACCAATCTTTGTCATCGTCAGGACTTACAATAAACGTTGCTAGTCCGTTTTTATCCTCAGGGTTATTACTTTTATAAGTAAAAGTAAGTGGTAAATTTTCAGGAACAAGAGGATCATTAAAAGTAGGCGATATGGGATATGTTACGCCCCCCACCACTTGTTCTGCATAAGATATATCTTGTATTCTTTTTAACCAGAAGGTATTAAAGTATTTTAGTTCTATTGTAGCTGACATAATTTTTTTATTTTTTAAGTAACATTATTGCGTACGCCAAATCTAGTAGTTCCAAATAATCTCTGTTCCAAATTTACACCAGTGTTAGGTTCATTAAAACTTACTTGAGCAGATCCAACTCCTGTAGTTTCACTCTCCGCTAAAGTAAATAATTTTTTACCATCAACAACTTCATCAAAATCATTTGCCAATAGTGCGGACCAAGTTAATGTTGTAGCAACGGCAGGAGTAGAATACCCATTTATAAACCAAGAATATACAGATACTGTGTCTGGAAAGTAAAATGGTTCATTGGCTGGGTCAGCTGGAGTCCATTCTAGCGGAACAGGAATAACACCAACGTAATTTATAGACTTTGATTCTGCAGTGGGTACATAAATTTCACTTAAAAGTTTGTTTGTAAAAAATTCATTTATAAATTCTGGATGCGCTATATTAGAGTACAATGCAGCGTTTTTTGGAGTTCCATCATCATTAAAAACAGGATATTTTTCTGCCCATTTCTCAAAGAGTTGTTCATCTGATCTAAAATATTGAAAAATATAGTGGGGAGTTCCGTCATATTTTGGCTGATCCACATTAATTCCATTTACTCCATTTATAGGTAAACATTTTGTATAGTTTATATCTTCTACAGTAATAAAAGCATAAGGAGCACATTTTGAAAAATTAGAAACATTCCCTACTTCGCTAGGCTTAAGATTTTTAATAAATATTGCATATTCAATAATAGCTCCTTCGTCAATTTCAGTATATGAATTGTAATCCGATACTCTTATACCTGTTGCATAAATTCTATTTATTTCACCCGTATTAGGATCTTGAGACCCCTGAACTCGCCACTTTGAACCAACATTTGAAGTATTGGAAGGAAAATCTTGTCTATTAGAACCCGAATCTATAGGCGAAATACCAGGAGATACATTACCTTCACCAGCTGTAGTACTGGTATTATTATATGTATCATTTTTTCTAGGTAGTTGCAACCAAGTTCCATTATTGGTACCTGCTATTCTATAATAAAATTTTACTTTATCAACTAACATATCCACATCTATGCTTTCCCCGGTGGGATCATCAATGCCTCTATGTAAATTATAAGTAAAAGACAATACTCCTCTGGTGTGACCTTCAGTTCCTATCTGAAATTGTGACGGACTGGTTCCTTCATCTATGCTTCCTAAAAGCGCTCCATCTATAGGACCATTTCCTATATACCAAATTCCCGATGCTGGTTGTAAGTTATTTTTTGAAGTAATACATTTATTGTCAGCAGCTTGGTTTGTATTATCAAGTTTAACAAAACAAGTGGAAGGAATAATATTATCGTTTACAGATGGTGGACGTATTGTTACTTTTACAGGTGTTTTGTTAGATAAAGATTGTGAACCAACACCATTTGCATCTTTAACGCCTATAAAAAAATTATAAACCCCTTCTGTAGTGCTAAAAGGAACTTGCGTTACTTGTCCATTTTCTGGACTAATAACCCATCCAGTAGGAGCCTCTTCCATAAAGAATATTATATCTTGCGTTTGGTTCTCCGCGTTTTGTGCCCCATTTTTAATATTAATATTTGTATATGGTCTGGCCGGTATAACAATAGGGTTAAATGATTCCACAATAGAATCGGCATAAGATTTTATAAAAGGATCACTATTTCCTAAAAAATCTTGAATTGTAAAAAAGGAAGTAACTCCATCAGATATAACTTTAATGTCTACAGTAAACCGATCTATATCCGGAGAATTTTCAGTAAATACTAATGACTCATTATTTACCCCTACTTTAAGACTAAAAGAACCAAAATCTGGAGAAGTGCTATCTGGAATATTTATATCTATAATACCGTCATTTGTAATAACTATTGGATTATTAGTACCTCTTGTAATACTTTCTAAAGTAATAATTGCGTTTATTAACGGATTTCCTTCTGCGCTAGTAGCATATATATTTCTTGTAAAAATCTCTCCAGGAGCTAAGTCCTCTTCTAATGCCCAACCAGAGGGTTGTAAATCAGTGGCTCCAGGAAAGTCCTCTAGAACATCGGCGTTTAAATCGGCAATAAGACCTTCGGATGTAGTTTCCCAATATATAGGCAATAAAGATTCTTGAGCGGCTGTTTCGTAAATAGTAAGAGCCGGTATCATTTTATCACCTTCAGCTTTAATACCAAGTGGATTAGCAATACCAGTTTCAGATGTAGCTAATCTAGCTATATAAGGATTAGTGTTAAGTTGATAAAGAGCCGTAGGATTGCTGATCTCAATAGGTATAAATTTTAATTCTAAAGCACTAGCAATGGTAGAAGCAACGTGATCTACGGCATTAGCACTTATACCAACTCTAGGAAAATATTGTTGAGTAAAAGGTTTTTCACCATTAAGAGTAAGAAAATTATTAACTCTTCCGTATAACTTTACAGAAGATCTATATTGTTTTTGTTCTGGACCAACTTCTGATAAATCTCTAGGTATTTTATTAATATTATCGTTTATTAAAACAACGTGAGCTGTTTTACCTAATTCGCCGGTAGGAAAATCAATAATATTAACTGGAGGATCATCGTCATTCTTTAAAGATATAGGATATCCATCTAAAAATCCAGGTAAATAAGCGTTATAATAATCTTGTTGTGTTTGTTTAACAACAATTTTATAAGAATACCAACCTAAATCGTTTATAATATATGCAAATCTTAATATTGGCACAGTATCAACGGGAGGTTCAACATGTAAATATGAACTATTTACTTGACCTAAAGTTGTTATTATATAACTGCCAGAGTTAGGTTCAACTACATTTGTAACTAAAACAAAATCTTTAAACTTTCCTCTTAAATAATTTCCTTTTTTAGGAATGTTTTCGTTGCTGCTAAAACCATTGTTAAGTGTAAAAGTGTACGTATTATTTATTATAGAATCCCCAGCTATTACAGCGTATCCGTCCCCAGAGGAGGTATCTTTTTGTTGTATTGCATATAAACCAGGTGTACCTGTACTGTTATTTTTTACAGAAGATATTTGAGAATTAATATTAATAAGTATTGAATCCCCCACCCACTCCATAACATCAGTATCATTCATAGAATCATCGTAAGGGCTATAAATACTTGATCCAGAATAAAAAATACCCGCCTCTTGAAGGCCAATCTTATCTACAGAAGATAATATAACAGGAGATTGCCTGCCAAATTTATCTGATAAAACAAATCCTATTTGGTAATTTCTATTTCTTTTTACAGAATGATTAGGATATTCTACAAAATTATTAAATCTACCAGTTGTATTTTTTTGAGATATTCTACAGTTGTAATTTAAGTTATCCGGTGGAGTGTGCTGGTCAATGTAATTACCATAAATAATTCTATTACCCGCAGTTTCTTGAGAAAAAGCTCTTATAGGCACTTTATCATATACCCTAACTGTTTGAGCCTCTGGAAGGGTTTTGTAGGGTTTACGAGATTGGTATTCATATTCATAAAAACCGTAAGGTCCCTGGGCAGCAACTACTGACACTGGAATGCTTTCTAAAACTTTAACCACTGTACCATCAGCTTCTTTAAACAACAACTCTATTTCTTGGATTTTATAAGATCTAGCTAATGCTGTAGCTGCGTCAGGCAATGGCACTGATAAATTTACATTTTGTACATTATTTTTCATAAATTGTACAACAGTAGATTGATAAGTAGCTTCCTCATCTTCTTGTATAAAAAATCCTTTTTGAGTTGGTATATAAGCTATTTGAGTAAATGGAGCCATTAACGAATATTCGTTATCGTCATACTTAAAGCGATAGCTAAATCTAACAAATCTATCTTCTAAAAAATTAGGATCCCCCGGCCATTCGGTATTAGCCGACTCATTACTCATATTGGAGGATATTATAATTATTTCTTGATTTGCGGTTATATTTTCAGTTAAAGCAGGAGAAACCGTAATTCTAGTAGTGCCGCCTATTAGTATCACACTAGCAACAGTTACGTGATCATTTCCACTTATTGGATTAGTTTGCAGTCTTTTCAATACCGTACCCCCTATGTATTTAGAAAGCTCTGTTACTCTATCGCCTGCAACTGAAAAATAGGAGCCAGCACCACCTATAGCAACTAATTCTACTCTTTTGTATAATTTAATCGCTTGATAAGGGTTGTATTTTGCAACAGAAATTTGATGTTCCTCTGTATAATATGGACCATCCTCTGTTCTTTGTTGTTGGTTATTAAATAAAGAATTACTACCTGCGCTTAAATCTATATTTATTTTTCTTGGCTGATTACGATTATCTGTCCAAAATAAAAGATTTTCTAATAAATTAATACCTATAATTCTATTAGTTGTAGAAAAATTTAAAAAATGCCCCTCTAACAATTTTGTATATTGATTGTTTGTAGTGTTATAAGAATACAAAAAATGAAATGTATTTGCAGGTGCTGGTGTGGGATTTAGCGGGTTTAAGTCAGTATAATTGGTTAAAAAAACAAATATTTTTTCGCTTGAATCGTCAGGTTTAATTCCTATAATGTTTAATCCAGGTATGTTTAATTCAGTATTTGTAAGTAAAGAGTTTCCTATAACATTTTCTAAAGCGCCTATATCATTATCTTCTGATCTACCTACGGATATATTTAAAGCATCTCTATACTCGCCGTTTGGCAATATTCTATCATCAAGATCTTTATTCATCTTGGATTTTAGAAATGTATTCTTAATTTCTTGAGCCATTTAATTACGATTTAATCCATTTAGATTTACCTCTCATTACCTGTACTATCTCTGATAGTTTAATGTTTGATAACCTTATTTTTGCATTTCTTAATTTAGCTGATCGGTCTCTTTTTAATCTTTGTATAACATATTCGGGTTGATTGATTCTTCCTGCCAATATAGAATACAAAATATGAGCATATAAAGCGTCCTCAGCCATCTTTGGTATCCTCATGTCTAATTCATAAGCTAAGCCATCAGAAATGTATTCTAACACTATTAAACGATCTTTTAAGTTAGATGAGAAAGCTATAGTTCCATCTCTTTCGTTCATGTTAAACCATCCATTTCCCTGAGCATATTGTGGCTCATTGCCATACCTTTGACCTAATAATGGATTACCAGTTAACCATCCGCTATAAGCAAAATAATCTTCAGCAGTTATATTTCCGTTAAGCAAGTTATCATTAGCTGCTGCCCATCTTTCATTTGTTAAAGAAGACCCTTCTAAATTATCACCAAAATTGTCCATTGTGTAATTTCCAGAATCATCTTGTAAAGGAACTTCATAAGGACTAATAGTTAAATCATTAGCTGGATATAAAGGGTGTTTAACACCAATAGCGTCTATATAAGACATACTTACGTAATTAACGTAATCTTGAGGTATTGTAACACTTAAGCTTGGAGGAATTGTTAATTCTTGAGAATTAATACTTTTTAATGTATCATAACTAAATTCTTGTAATCCTCTTTTTGCGTGGAATATAACATCAGTTCTTTTACAATCACTTATTAATTTATGTTCTCCTACATAAGTAGCTATAAATCCATTTATTACATCATTTAAAGATGTATAACCGTAGCTTCCGTAATTTTCTTCAACAGTTGTTCCGGTGGCAGTTCCAGATGCGTCTCCTACACCAAAACTACCACCATTTAAAATCTTTAATTGTACCGCTATATAATCACCCGCATCTGGAGCAACTGCAAAAGTTATAACGTTATTAGCAACAGTATAAGCTAATGTATACTCTTCGTATCTTCCTGGTAAACCTGTTTCGCTTGTATATAATTTAAAATTATTTAAAGTGTAATTTAAAGCGTTGGGGTCAAATGATCCTAGTATTAGATCAGTATCAAATGTTGTAGTTATTACGCCATTTCCATCTGAAATAAATCGCTGAGCTCCAGCGTAATATTGTTCGTTAGTTTCGGTTATTAAACCGCCATTAGGTATAGGCATATCTTATTGTTTTGAATTCATTTGTTCTTGTTGAACTTGTTGCGAAGCTATATTAACTATCGACGGATCTCTTACTACAATTCCTGAATAAAGTAATATTCTTAATATTATATTAGCTTGTTCTGTTTTAGATAATTCAAAATTAACAGAATTTACGGGATTATATTGGTAATAATTCTGTCCTGTGGGTATTGTAAAATTCCATACAACATCAACAGGCTTTCGTAAATAACTAACTTGTACATTTGAAGTTATAGATAGTGGATATAAATACAATTTATGGTCTTCGTATAAGTATATAGGGTAAGTTGTTGTTGGAGCTATTAAAGGTGTAGAGTTTAAATATAAAAGCTCGTTACGCTGGGACAGTTGAACTTCTTTTGTGTCTTGATATATAACTGTTCCTAGTTTATAAAAGTCTTCTGGAGTCGCTGTAACAAATATAATGTCATTTAAAGCAGGAATAGTAGTAAACACTATATTATTTCCAGATATACTATAAGCTGTGGTTGGTACACCGTTTATAGTAACAGCTATCACACTATTAGATAACTGAGAAGAGGTTATTGATGTAAAAATAAAAGACTGCATTAATCCGTCTCCTGTAAAATTTTGAGAAGCAGATCCTACACCTGATACTGCTGGTAAAGAAAAGTATCCTCCCGTGGGAACATAAGTTGCATTACCGTATGTTTTAAATACAGAAATACCTTGATCTACGTTTTTAATGCGATCACCATATTCTGTGTCATTATCTGGCCTTCGTACTTGTTGATTTAAAGTTTCAAAATAGCTTTCAAATATTTCAAGTTGTACCTGCGTAGCAACCTTATTAAATTCGTCTGGTGTCATGTTACCCCTTTGTTCTTTATTAAGAATAAGTAATACCGTTTTATAAACTATGTCTACATTTACTGCCATTTTATTTCTTTTATTATAAATATTAACCGGTCCCAATTAAGAAACCGGTCAATACTAATTCACCATCTATAATATAATTACGTGTTTTTTTTAAAAACTACTATAAAAACTTCTTTTCTATAGATCTAAATACTTCCATGCCCTCATCGGTCTTAAAGTAAGCAGCCATAGCTGAATACGGATTTTCGTCAAAAGGTACAGACATTAGCTTTCTGCCATTAGATGCCCAAGAAAAAGTTCTTTGATCTTGTGATAAAGAAATTATATTAGACTCAGTTGCTTTAATAGCAATATTCCTAAGCCCTACATTTTCATCTTGTGCTAAATCTAAAAATAATGCCGGGTTTCTATTAGCAAATAATCTTAAATCTCTTTTTATTTCTTTAGAAGATAACTCTGATACTGCGCTACCTAACTCTACACGTAATATAGCTTCGGCTTGATCAATATCCATTTCTCTTGCAAATACTGCCGCATCTGTTTGCAGGTCAAGTTGCTCTAGATCATCGTAAGCTTCTTCAACTGGATCGTATTCTTGATACAATCTGTTTCTTAAAGGATGATATAGTGAAAGTAATTTTTGTAAATTTTGTTTTTCCTTAGGAACTCTTAAATCCCCATCTCTAAACATAATATGTCCCATCGTAGCTTCACCTTCTTGTTCTTCTTTAAAAGGGGAATCGTGATTAGTTGCATATCTTATTTCTTTTTGTTTCCTAGTCTTTTCATCAAAGTAAAGTAATGCATGCTTACGCGTATGCTTACCTGGTATTGTTAAAGTAAGAGGAGTATCTCTACCTGTTAAATAGTATAATCTATCTTTAATTTCCCATTCAGGTTCAATCGGTTTTGCAGTTTCAACGTGCTGCCAATCTTTTGTTGTTTCAGTTGGTTCAACTGATGTTACAACCTCATTTATAGACTCTTCTAAGTCTACTTGTTTTGCAACCGCTTTTTTGGGTTGCGCTTTTTTATTTGCCATAATATGATATAATTTAATAGTTTAAAAGTAATGATTACCCCCGTCATTACAACGAGGGTAACTATTACATTATTTTTGACTAATTATAGTCCTCTGAATAATACAAAGTTGTTAGCAGCTTGTGTCACTAAACATCTTTCAGAAAGGAAGTTTACTTCCATTGCATCAAGAGTTGAGTTACTAGCTCCGCCAACAGATCCTGTTAACCAAGACTTCATTCTACGATCATCAGTTTGAGAAGCTCTATATCTAACGTGCAAAAATGGACGTCTGATATTTGTTCCTAATACTTGATCATAAACAGTTGAAGTTCCAGCTGGTACTAATACACCTTCAATTGAATTAACTCCATTGATTGCTCCACGAGTAGATGCATCATTTAAGTATTTCCAATCTGTTTTGTAAAAGTCATAAGATCCTCTACGGAATCCACTGAATCCTAAGTTAAGTGCCATTTCAGAAGAGTTTTCGAATAAACCGAAAGCAACACCTCCTGCTACACCGCTAGAAATACTAGCTAACATATCATCAAAGTCTAAAGAAGTTTGACGTTGTAAAAACAACATGTTTTCTTCAATAGCTCCTTGAGTATCTAAGTTTTTAAGGATAGCATCAAATTCAGTTAAGCCTTGAGCCGCTGTGAATCCTGTTTCTACATTTCCTCGAGCTTGAATAGCAGCAAATAAACCTTGTGTTCCTGGGTTAGTAAGGTTTTGATTAATCGCAGGTGCTGCAGCAGCATTTAGATTAAGTTCACCTTCTACCATAGCCATTTCTAAGTAATCCTCAAAACGTAAACGTGTTTCAGACTCAGCTTTTAAATACCAAAGGTATCCGTCAGTTCCGTCTTCAGTTGCTACATTCACCCATCCGATCTGAGCAGTATCTGATCCAGATACAACATACTGATCTCTAATAATAATTGGTGAGTTTGAAAATTGTGTTAATACAGGATCAATACTGTTTCTTACAGCAGAGTTACCCGCTCCAACTGCAGCAATTGTAGTTCCTTTAGAATAATCAGATCCGTAAACGAATACTTTTAATCCTGCGGCACTAAATCCTTGTGTAGTTAAAGATGTTCCAGCAAATAGCTGAACTGTTATTGTTCCAGCTACACCAAGAACAGATATTGTTACAATACCTTTAGCTTCTAGCCCTGTAGCAGGATCCAAAACAACAACTGTATCATTTACAGACATTACGTTTTGAACACCAGCAACAGCACCTGGATTAAGTGTTATAACAGATAATGTACCAGCTCCATTCGCTTGTTGTACTCCCGCGTAAGAGATATGTAATCTGTTTTGTTCAGACCAAATAACTTGATCAGATGTCATTGGCATTTCAGCGCCAACCATTTTTAAGAATCCAGATAACGTACGGTTTCCGTAACGCTCTACTTCTGCTTCATAAATTTCTGGTAAATATTGCTGAGCAAAATCAGCAAAGTTTCCTGGTACAGCTCCTGCTCCACTGTTGTTCCATTGTAAATAATTTGACGCAAGCACTTGCTGCGACTGAGATGGGATAATGCTCCCAAATTGTGGTAATAAACTCATAATTTTTAGTTTCTAAATTTTTTAATTTTTAATTTTGACGAGTCCGCCCCAGAAACTGATTTAACTTTGTATGCTCCAAACCTTGCGCTGTCAACAGGGGCCGCTTTTCTAGCTCCTGACGATGTATTATTAGATTTGTTTACAACATCTCTAATAGCATCTGCTTTGCCTTGTTCATAAAAGTGATTAGCCATTTTATCTGCGTTTGCACCTGCATACAATGCTTTGTGATACCCTCTGGTATCTTCAACCGTCCCGTCTTTTCCAAGGAACTTCCCTAAAAAATTGTTAAAGTTTGATTGATTTTCTGCTACCTGCGAGGGGTTTTGTATGCCATATCTAAACTTTTTTTCACCTAATTCAAAATCGAAACCTTCGAAATTTTCATTAAATAATTCATTAGTATTGACTTTAAACTTTTCGTGGTTTGCCGCGTTTCTATTCTGATCCTCTTTGTGTCGATTAAAAAAGTCCGATGCTTCTTTCTGATTCTCCGACAAAGATGGTGACTTCAACTTGATGTCATCATAATACTTTGTTTTTGTATCTTCTAAAAATGTACGGGCTTTTGCAACCTCCTCTTTATACGCAAGTTTCTTTCTTCGAACCTCACGTTCTTCATCTATATCTTCATCAAATGCAAAGTTGTCTTCAATCATAAAATTGATTTCCTCTGTACTTAAATGAGATTTAGTGTTTTTATAATATTCTTTTACTAATACGTCACGATCTAAATCTTCGTAATTAGTGCTTAGTCTTATGTAATCTTGCATTGTACCACCGGTCTCTTTCATAAAGTCAACTAACTTACCTATATTCTCAGGTAGTTCAGGTTGTACTGGCTGTACTGGCTGTACTGGTTGTGCAATTACTTTTTCTTCTTTTTTACTTTCTTCGGTAATTTCCGTAAGTTCTGGCTTGGATGCTCCTTCGACCATCGTTGGGCCATCTTCGGCAGATTCATCCACATCCATCTTCTCTGCGCTTGGCTCTTGAACGGCATTTGTTTCTTTTTTAGGAATTACTATTCTAGTTACATTACTTGGAACATCTATAAGCGGTTCTTTATTTTTAGCCGCAAATTGTTCATCGGTTAATTTTGGTTTGGTCTTAATCTTAAAAGACCCCTCTGTTTTTACATTTTGTTCACTCATGATATGATATTATATAATTATTAAATACTTATTTAAGAAGGATCAAATGAAGATAAATCAAAACCACCCATTACATCATTGCCCTGGGACTCAAAGTTTTTAGGCATTCCTTCGCTTTGTCTTTGCTCTATTAACTCACTTTGTTGAGTTCCTTGAATTTTAACCCTTTTATCTTTACGATCTTCAATTTCTTTTTCTTTTTGTTGCGTAGCAGCAACATTAGCTTGAGCTAATTGTATATTGTATTGAAACTCAGTAGCCATTAACTCTTTTTTAATTTGAGCTTCAGCTTGCATTCTTTGCATTTCAAAACCAGCTTTAGCTTGTTCTATCGAAACTTTTTCAGATGTTAATGCTTGTTGTTTTTGTACTTCAGCCATAGCTGATTTTTCCGCTAATTGAGCATTTGCTTGAGCCTGTGCTTGAATATTTTGTTGCACTTGAACTTGAGCTGCTTCTTGCTTTTTCTTACGCTTTAATTTAAGTAATTGATTAGCAAGTTTTATATTTTTTATTTCTTTAATATCAATAGCATCTTCAATATCAATTTCTTTTGTTTGTAAAGCTATTTGTATGTTTTGTTGTAAATCTGCTTTTTCTTCATCATCTGGTTCCATTTCTAAAAATATACCAAAGTCATGCAAATTAAGATTTTCAATTTCCTTAAGAGTTTCTACATTAAACGTAGATATACTATTCATTAAAGAATTTTTAGTAAGCGGAAAGTTTAACACATCTGCAATTTTTAAAGATATATTTTCACAAGTGCTTAAAGATAAGTATATACTTGCATCTTGTATATGTTTCGTAGCAGTGTTAGAAGCGTTAGCCGCCATTTTTTGCAAACCAACTAAAGAATTTGCATCTGGCATTGCCCCATCGCGAGCTTCATTTAAACCGGTTACATCTCTAATCATTTGCATATTATAATTGTATGCGGTTATTAAAGCTTGTATTTTACCAATACCACTTGATGATGATAATTCTTGAATAGGAACTTTGCCTCTATTCATATCTCCGTCTTGTGTTAATGATCTACCTACAACAGAACCTGTTTGAAAGTACATATTTAACGCTTCTGCTGGGTTGTAATTTGTTCCATTACCTAAATCCACTTCCGCTAAACCATCCATATCTAAAAATATTCCGTCAGGAACCATTCTAGATAAAACTTGCTGCATTTTTAAATGTGTTAATTGTATTATATCAGCAAAACCTATACATTTACTTATAAGCGATTGTATAACCCCTTTGTACATTCTAGGAGCTGCCATTGAGTAACTCATCTCAACACGAGTTGTATCAGCCATAGGTCTTGTCATATTTTCAGACATTTCCCATTTAAGCATCATATCTGATCCTACAACTTTAGCTCCTTCGTACAACACTTCAATTGATCTTGATATTCTATCAAAGTTATCGTTTGCCGGAGGATTAAAAGCATCCGTTTTTTCAATAGCTTTTTCTAATCCGTTATCAGTTTTCTTTATTTTAAAAACTTGATCAGTATAAGTTTTGTACTCAAAATACATTACTTGAACAGTATTGTAATCATAGTTTTCAAAACCTCGTATAAGTCTACGGTTACCTGGTGATTTTTGGATTCTTTCTAATTCCTCATCAGAAATGTGAGGAAATTCTTTTTTAAGTTCAGGTATAGTTATAGATTTAACTTCTCCTACATAATATATATCATCAAAGTTTGGATCTTCTGTATAAGACCAAACACAATAAGCGGGATCAACATAATCAACCACTATGCCTTCTGCGGGATTAAACGATGTTTTAGTTATACCTATACCTATGTTAACTAAATCTTGATTTACCCTTGATTTAGTTATATCAAACTCATTAGTAGCTAGTACTGTATTAATTGCTTCTTCCTCTGCTATTTCTATAGACTGTTTGTAAGATAATTGCATGTGCAATTCCATTTCTTCTTTGCTTGCAGGAAGTTCGTTTTCTTTTAAAGGTGACTTACTATAATCTCCAGGCATAACTTGAGTAGCTAACGCTCTTGCTTCGGCAGTATTTATGTCGAACATAATATCCTGAGCATATTTAGTTCTTTTATTTAAAGATTCAGGGTCTTGAGCATAAGACGTAATATCATATTGCTTTTGCGTTATACCATTAGCTACTATATTTGAAAACTTTGAAAGTATTGGTACTGGTTTCCAATCTAAATTAAGATAAGACAAATCACCATTGATAGCTAATTCATCTTTATATTTTTGTACACTTTGTTCTCCTCTGGCATATAGTCTTAAATTATGAAAGTTATTCCAGTTAGAAGCATATCTATTAGAACCACTACCCCCGTAATTAAACCACTCTTGCTCAATAGCTCGCGATACTTGCAATCCATATTCTATAGTTGCTTTCTCAGCATCACTTACTACTTGATCCGGAAATGGGCTATTAGTATTTGTACTTACATTCATTTATTACATTATTTTTGAAGTAGTTCCCTCGTTATTGTATTTCTTAAAGCCTAAGTTAATTTTCTTAACTGCTATAGCTCCTTTTGGACTGTACCTATGTTTGTTGCAAGCCATTAAAGCTAAGCCTGAGCTTATTGACGCATCATGCTTTGTTCGATTATTTATATCAAACTTTGCCCAATCTTCTAATGTTCTTTGCAAATAAACGTCTCCATAACCTTCTTTAGTTATTCCTACAAAATCTTCTATATAAGTTTCAATTGCTGAAGCGTGCGCTTGCTTTATATCTTCACTTGAATTAGGTATTCCACCTACTTCTCGTTCTGATAAAGATAATTTGTTATAAGTTCTATCCGGTCTATTAATGCTAAAACCTCTGTACCCTCTACGTTTTAAATAATAAAGTAATCTAGGTTTATTGTTTTCACACAACAATGGCATGCCGTAAAAAACCAATGCCATTAACACATCTTCAAAAAACATTTCAGCTGTTGAAGGTCTAGCTATGTATTCTAAAAAGAAATGATTAGGAGGTACATCCTCCATTGAAAACTTAGTTAATCCGTGTAATGCACCATTAGAGCCGCCACCACCAACAACACCACTAATATCGTAGCTGTCACAACCAAATGCTCCCATGTGTTCATTTCCAGGATGTTTGTTTCCATTCTTTATTATTACATTATTTTGTTGTTCTTGATTTGGGACCCAAGTAACATAAAATCTGCCATCCTTATTAGGATAGAACATAACTCTTGTATCTTTAATTCCGTTTTCCCATTGAAAGTTACCCTTGGTAACCATAGTATTATTTCTTAACTCATCGTTATAATCTATTTGTTGATAGATTTTTGTTAAGTTAAATATAGATTGTTTAGATTCATCTCTAAAAGCATGGGCTTCTGTTCTTGGAAACTGTCTGTAGTATTCGTTTAAAGCATCTGGATCATCTTTTAGCCCTTCAACTTCATTTTCCCAATGTTGTATAACTCCTTCTGTTATTTCGCCTCCATGTGGTCCGTATGTTTCTTTCTTCGGAACATCAAACACAGGATAGCCATACTGATCAATAAAACCCTCATAATTCCATTCCATAGGAATAAAAAGTTTGTATAACCCCGTTTTAGTTTGACCATTCTTGTTTCTAGTTGATGCGTCTGATCCATCATATAATTTTTTAAAGTTTTTACCTCCTTTATCCAAAGCGTTAGATGTTGAACCCATCATACATTTGCCTACAATTCTGCTACCTAACCTTAAACAGGTTTTTGTAACTCTCCAGTTATTAAGTATGTTTGTAGGTCTTTCCCATTTACCGCTTTCATCGTGAACTAATAGCTTTAGCTTCTCACCATCATAACTATTATCACCTGTATTTTTCCAGTCAATAGTTGTATCTAGCCCATCAAGGTCTTCAGCTTTATTGTTATCGTCTAGTTTTCTTCTTGTAAATTTGGAAGCGGGTACTCTGTACGCCAATTCCGTTTTGGGACGGTCCATCCCGTCTTGTATTGGTTTAAAAAAGAACGGATAATTGACCGAGATCGGTACAACCTTATCTGTAAACATTTTTTTCGCATCCGCACCGGATTTAGATAATATACCGAATCGCGCGTCTGATGATATTGTAGCTGCATTAACTGTTTCTCCCGACGACATGAACGAAAATCCAGAACGTCTATTTTTAAGGTAGCAAATTCCGTAGGATCTATTGTCCGCTTTGCAAGCTTCCCAAAACAAATAGAACAATCTGTTTGATTCTCGAAAGTCAGGTAATCCGACGTCAATTTTTGACCACTGCAAGTACATATAATGAGTACCTGTAATATAAGTAGGAATATTTTTGTTAATAAACCAATATCCTTTTTCTCTTCTTTCAAATTCAGTATCTATATAGGGATGCCACTTTTCTTGAAAAGCATTGGGATATTTTGCCCAATCAGCTTCACTTTTTATTTTACTTAATTCCTTAGGATATTCGCTTACCACCCATTTATTTTCGCCAAGATCTTTTGCGTCTTCGTTTTTAGGTAAAGCAATATGAATATTTCCAATAAGATATATTTCCCCTATTTTACCTGTTTGGCTTATTACGATTAAATCGTATTCTTTATTATAGCCATATTTCCATTTAGCGTATCTGTTATTTTTTTTAATAACCTGAGGCTTAACGTAGTCTTTGACTATTGTATATAATGTTTGTTGATATGCCATTATTTAGATCTCCCCTCGGCAAAGCCTTTAAATACTGGTTTGTTAGAATCTACATTAGATTCATTAATCATACTTTCTTCCTCTTGAATTCTATTAAGAATTTCAAAAGCATCGAATATGCAAAGCTTTTTAGTAGCGGCAGCGTTTTTAAGTCTGTCAGCTGATATATCCTCTTCTGAGTCAACGATCTTTTCTTTCGCTACCTTTACTAATTCTTTAATTGCTTCCCGCCCAGCGGCTATTATACTCTTCTTCGTTTCTATCGAGTTCATACTTTATAACAATATCATTTGATTTCATACAATACATAACCTGATTGTCTATAACAAATTCCCATTCGCTATTAGGTGTAAATCCGATTAAGTCTCCAGGATTGATTCCAGACTCCTCTAAGGAGTTATTACCTATTTTAAGTATACCAATAAGGCCCGCGGTTTTTTGACTGCTTAAAAGGTCTTTATTTTTAACAGGAGCAACAAAGCACCTATCTCCAAATGAATTCCAAGATTTATCTTTTTTATATAAGTATATTTGATCTATAGCACACATAAAAAGATTATCTTTTAAGAACGACCTACTGTTCTTTTTGATTCCTTTCATATCATAGAATACTCTAAATACGTTGTGGTGAACCACTATTAAATCACCTTTTTTTATAGGTGTTGCAAATGCCGCAGGAGTTTCCACTACTTCAGCAATATTGTTAACGTGTTTAAAACTTTCTATAGAGCTATTTGTTATTAGGGTTTGCCCTTCAACCTTAACCTCGTTATCATATCTTTTGCCCACAGGCTTAATGATAAAATCGTATATGCTCCTCATTAATATTCTAAGTCATACTCAACGGATATTGCCATGTTAGAATTAAACTTCTTCCACGGCATTACCTCGTCTACTTTTTTTATAAATATATTATAAGAATTGTCAGACTCTTCAAACATTATATGAGAAATTTCGTGACCGCCATAAACTGTCTGTTTAACAGAGTAATGCATTGCTTCGTTTTTGTAGTCAGCCCCGATACTAATTTTTCTTATAATATTGTTCATAATATTATTCTTTTACATCTGCTTCTATTTCTTCGTAGCTTCCGTCCATTAGATTAATATTAATAGCACCGTATTGATCTTCTATTTCTTTTTTAGCTTTATCCATCTCTTTTTCAATAAGAGTTACGCCTTCTATAGCTTTAGATTTTTGCACTTCTAGACCAGCTATGTGGTTGAAATATTTTTGCAAATCATTTTGCAATCCTTTTACTTTTTCTAATTGTTCAGGCGTTATTACTTTAACTGCCTCTTCGATTTCTGTTTTCATTTCTTTTACTTTGCTCATGTTGATTTAATTTAATTGTTAATAATTTCAATTTTAGTATTTTCAAATAAAGGGCCAATTTTTCCCGCTTCAGACCATATGCTATTACCGTTGGAAAATTCAGCTTTACCCTCACTATTGTAAACTATAGCTCTTTTTTCTGTTTTAACTTTGGAATTAGCCATTTCTTTTTATTTTAATAATTGTTATAATAATCTAAATTTTTCTTTTCTTCTTGAATCATTATTATTAGTTGAAAAGTCTACTGTTCT